CCTAATATCGCCTTATACCTCGTATCCCCTTTTATAATGGTAGTCCTCTTAAAATATCGTGCACTCGAAGAAGCCTCCGCAAAAACCTTAGTTTCCTTTTTTATCTTCTTAGAGTAAGCCTCCTCTTCAACACTTTTCTTACGCCATGTTCCTACATGACTAGCAATCTTACCACCGTAGTTAAAGAACACTATTTTTGGGAAATCGCCAGCCTCAAACCCCTTTTCTGGGCCCTCAATATTATTCTTACCCCAGTTACCATACCCCAACCACATTCTAAAGGCGGTTGTACGTTTACCCGGAAAATCTGGGGTAAAACCAGCATAGGTTTGACCGCTGCAATCGCCCCCGAGTAATCCCCAAAAACCGCCCCAAACATAAGTAGGAGCCAGTTTCTCCAGAAGTGTAAACCTTTGGTCGATGTTCTTTAATTTAACGTCGAGGCTAGGTGTGGTGACCACAGCGGTAACCACAAAACCTAAAAGAATTAACGTGGCGAATAGATTAGTCATCCCCACCACTATCACTCTCAGTGTAAGATAGGTATTCCTCCAGTGTGCGTAAAGCTGGCTCCAACATAGATACAGCATCCCGAACAAACCCAATCTGCATAGCTATCACTGGGCGACGAGACATGATAGTATCTTCATCTAACCCCACTAATCCAGAATACATCAAGTTATCCAATAACCTATTTAAAACTGCGAGCAACTCCAAACTTGCTAACAATTTGGGGTCAGGCTTCTCACACTCACATTCCCCAAAATAAGCAACTTCTTTTTTCAAATCTTTTAGTGACATTTCACTCCTCCTTCTAACGTATACCTGCTGAAATAATCATGGCCCCAGCCAACGCTAGGAAACCCCAAAATATATAGCAGGCCGCTTTTTCAATCGGAGTGCCTGCCTGTAATTTTTTATATGAAAAATACGGAAAAAACCACGATACCAAAGTAAGGAAAGCAACTTCTGAAAATACTCCCCATACAGTCACCCACATGGAAATATTAAGAGTCATATCTCGATTACTCACCAACTCTGGGTTCTGACTAAAATATGTTAGGGCAAAATATGCGAAGACGCACCACACTACTATTGGTATCCCGTTCACTATTCCAAAAAACAATTGTTTGTACCAAGGCCAATTAGGGTCTATGTCTATTATTGCACGACTACTTTCTTGCTTTTCTTCTTTCATTTACTCCTCCTCACTGCCACAATGAATTATATTATGGCAATTAGCACACACCAAATCACACTTTTCTAATTCTTTTTTTAAATGCTCCCAAGTCAGAGTTCTCTTATTAACTAAATAAGAAATCTTAAACTCCTTCTTACTGGGGTCTCTATGGTGAAACACCATTGCAGCATAATGAAAAGTCCCACCGCACACCTTGCATTTATTCCCCATATACTCTATAGCTTTAATTGTCCACTCTCTTCTGCTAATCCTCACCTTCTCCAAACAACTATCACATTCATAAGTTTCTCCAAACCAGGGCTGTAAACACCTAGGACATAGACCCCTATCTTTGAGTCTTTTCCTCCTTTCTTTGGCTTTCAATCCGCTACATCCCTTACACCAAGAAATAGAGTTTTTATGTTTACTATAATACTCATTTAGTGGTTTATCTTCCCCACACACCGAGCAAACTTTATGACCCAACTCATTAATTTGTTTACGCCTAAACACAGCTGATAAATGATAACCTTCACTCTTCGTACGTTTTTCACAGCCAGATTCTAAAATGACTCTTTCTATATAAGACCTACTTCTTCCAGTCATCTTTGCCAAGGTCACAATACCAGCACCCCTTTTATAATTACAAACAATTTCTATCTTTTCCACCGTTACACAATCCTCCTGTCCTTTAAGATAAACCTACAGATTTGTGGTCTACTAAGAGTTAGGAGGATGGTTATTTGAAATATTAGGGGAAGTTAAAAGGGAGGAGGTGGAACCCCTAAGCGGGTTAGGGGTTCGTAGGAGAAAGGATTAAGAAAGGGGATTGGATTGGAGGTAAGAGATAACTGGGTCCCATTTACGTTTTAGGTAAGGGGTTTTAACGGAAAGAAGTTTTTCTATAATACGGAGGGCACGTTTACCGTGCACTTTATAGTAGAATATCTTAGTATTATACGGACCACAAACATTAGCAGATTTATAGTTAGATTCATTCGGTGGGGCCCACTTCTCAAACCAAAGTTTAACCCACTCCATCATTTCGTGGGTCCCGCAAACTCCGATTAAGCATTTCTTGGAAGATTTAAAAACTACGGACCCGTCGCCGTCAACAAAACCTCTAATATAACTTTTAATTTGTTCTTCATCAACAATCTTTGGGGGTATTAATGTCAAAGACTTCCTTGGGACAATAGAAAAATATTTTTCTAAATCCAAGAACCACTGCCTTACACCCCAAATGAACATCGCTACCTTGTCGTACCCATCCCCATCTGTAAAATAACGAACGGTTCCCGAATACCCCACATCCTCCACCAGCTGTTCTAAGTGATAGCCATCTCGGGCTTGTAGGCCGACAGAAAATAAATGCTTCCCTTCGGTTAAGCAACCATCAGCAGCAATAAAGCCTGCCCAGTAGGAGTTCAAAATACTCGGAGTAGAAAAGAAATCCATATCTACAGCATACGTTCGTTGTTCTCGCTTATCATCTTCTGGAACCAAAAGTCTCCAACGGTGGTGAATCGCTTTCCTGCTTCTGTGCGGCAATAGCCTTTTAATCTCGTTAACATCCTCTTGATAATTATTAATAAGTAATAAATCTTCGTCCCCCGCCCACAGTTTCCTATCAAATTTGTGTTTAGCTATTATTCCCTTTTTCTTCATCCTATCCAACTTTGAGGCAACAGACGGAAAATTACGACCGACTATCTTCGCAATTTCTTGGATAGTAGTTTTTCCTATATTGTTTAATAAGAGTTGCTCGTCGTCTTCGCTCCATTTTTCCGTGGTAATTTGATTCTTGTGAATAGTTTCTAATCCTAATTTACGCCTTCTATGTTGTACAGACTGGTTAGTTCTGCCAAGCAAAAGGCCACAAATTTCATCATATGATAATTTTCCATAGTTACTCCTGATAATATCATCTTCCCATTCTTCCCACACCTTATTGTCTTTAGCACAGCCTTGTAATTTTGTCACAGATAGACCCCCTAAGTCTAGTTTTTTCCATCACCTAATTAGACACCGAACTGTATAAAAAGTTTCAAATAATAATACGTGTTGTGTATTTTAGACAAAAAAAAAACGGGAGTATTACTACTCCCGTTAACTTTAACAAATACAAATAACTTACTGTTATTTATACAGTATCGGCATCCCATTTAATGTGCCACGACCACGACTGGCCGTTTCCGGCATATAAAGGCACATCCGTTATGGTTGTGGTTCTCCAAATGGGTTCGATGTTGAACATACACCAGTAGCCATAATAGCCACGGGATCCGTCCCATATCTTATTTTTCCATCCGGGCACTTTTACCGCACGGGTTTTTCCACTTCTATCTAGGTATATCAAAGCTGACATTATATGTGTTCCTCCTTTTATACCTTATTAGGGTGTGTACCTATCAATGATTCCCAAGGCTATGAATCGGGCATCGAGGCATGCGAAGCCTAACTTGGCCCACCCATAAAAGCCTTGTCTCTGACGTCTGTGTAGGTTAGGATCATCGAAGGCCTGATACTCTTGGCGGATCATCATAAGTAATGAAACGTCAGTCTGATCAAACCCGTAGATCTGTGTCTCGCCAGCAGTTACTAGGCTTCCATTTTCATCCAACACGTTACCATGGGTCAACGCATAGTCGTTGAATTTGTTGTCACTAGCATTACCAACGAACGGACCAAACTCAGAAGTTCTGTCATTGATATTAAACTTACCCCTGACACCCAAGCAGTTAACGACTCGGAAATTGATTCCCCAAATACTACCTAAACCAGCAGCAGTGAAGATCTCCCTACGAGTAATTGGATCCACATCGGTATCAGTATACTCTCTGATGTCTGCCATATCTTCAGGCGAGATCCAGAGAAGGCTAAGATTTCGTCTAGTTCTTTCCATACCAACGATCATACGGTTGATTAGTTCTTTGGAGAAATAACCAGCGGCTGCGTCACCAGCAGGGAGTTCATAAATTGGAGCAGGCCTTGGGGGAAGAATACCAGCACCTGTGAACGCTGTAGTAGCGGCAGGAATAATGGTTCTCCAACCAGCCTCTTCCTCATACTCTGCAATAGCCTTGGCTACAGCTTTCTGAGCTTGCTGAGGAATATCCAAACGGCCCTCTTCGGCGTACTTCAGCGGCCAATCTTTCGCAGCTTGAATCTGGAAAATTGGAATGCTTACTTCGTCCGCCCCGAGTTCCATCTGGTCTTGGGCAACATAACCCAGACTTGGAAGTGTCCAAATGGGGCTATCAAAATCATCTGCTATCGGAAAAGTTGGCTGTTGTCCTGGAGCCAACCTAATTACCTGAAAAAGGTCCCGCATATACGACTGCTCTTCGACGGCCTTAAGAATAGGGCCATTTAAAGAGGCAGCGAATGCCCTGTAAGCTCTGTAGCCTTCAGGGGTGTGCATGGCGGCGGTGGCCTTAAACAGTTCGACAGCTTTTTGCTCTCTTTCTTTTTCAGTCATTGTAGTGCCTACCTCCACCTTAAATTAATAACAGAATATGCAGTTGTCTTCCCGCGGCTGCTTGCGTGGTAGTACGAGTATTCATTGCGATAGCAACAGGAACTCCTGAGGCGGTGGTGCCATCAGCACACATGCCCCATCCTGTACTCTTTACTAGTGTTCCACTTGCAGACGCATAAAGCACGTCACCTGCATTAATCTGTACATCAGTATCATAAACCGTAGTGGACCATAATCCACCGTGAGCCACTGCCACAGGTCCACCAGGGAACTCGCGGGTCGTGCCTTTATCACGGGGATGTACTCCACCCCAGGAAATATATCTACGATCATATTCGGAAATAATCTCCTGCATCAGAAGCCCAAATGGGCGTTGGGTACACGCAGTCATACCTTTGACAACTGTCGTTTCTCCATCGCACCCAGCCACCGTAACTACAACACCGGCTGGTAGTATAACTGGACTCCCGGTTACAAAAGGCGTAGTTTGTGTTCTATCATGCTTGCAAAAAGAATTTTCAAGCACGGGTTGTCTGGCTGTTAACATTATTTACTCTCCTCCTTCACTGGCCACATAACACTAGCGTACTCCTGAATCAAAGCTTGATCGTCCTCTGGGCTACTAATAGTAGTCTTCAGGTTCAAAGCAGCTAGGTCCTTCTTCAGTTGTATAAGCTTTGCTGCGGTCATCTTAGCAGATTCTGAATCAGCAACGCTATCATCTACTACTGCGGCTTCATCAGGTTCAACTGGTGTAGCAGGAGTGTCTGTTGCAACAACAGGCTCAACTTTTACTACCTCTGGAACAGCTGCGATAGTTGGTGTATCCACCACAGGTGCAACAGGAACGTCAGCCACGACAGGTTCAGGGACTGGAACGTCCTTTAACCAGTCTGCCTTAAGAGATTCGAGTTCGGATTTATACTCAGTGTATTCCTCGTCATCCATGCCCTTAATTCTAGACTTAAGTCGGTCTGCTGATTTACCACTCGATAGAAGACCAGCCTCTTCAAGCTCCTTTACCCTTCGTTGCATGGCCGCTTCTTTTTCCATATCGTTAATTTTCTGCTCTAGCTCGGTGCTCTTTTCAGTAGCCTTCACCAAATCAGTTTTGGCCGAGTCAATCTCTGCCTTCAACGATATGATCTCTGATTCCAATGCTTCCTTCTCCGCAGTCAATGACTCGATCTGCGTAGTGAGTTCTGCATTTTTCTCATTTGCGGCGACTTCTGCGTCACGAAGCTCAGCCAAGGTGGTCTCATATTCAGCGAATACTTCCTCCATCTTGACCTTCTGAGTTGTTTCGTCCTCAGCCAGAACAGAAGCTACTGTGCTTTTGACTGTAGCTTTGATCTTTTGTCGCTCGTCTTTTTTACTCATTAAAAATACCCTCCGTGTACTGTCTCCGCCATATAGCAAAAACTTCCTGCGTTAGCAGGCTAAACCGTAGTACCTACGGCGAAAACTTTAATTAGAGTTAATTACCTTAATTCTTTGCCCCCACAAAACCTTTCCCTAATCCTATCTTTTGATTAAGATTATGTTCTACCCTTTAATATCTGGTTAGTTAAAACTTATACATAATCAACCCCTAAACAGGTACCATATATTTGTATATTTTTAAAATTAGAGGTAGTTATTTTAAGTCGCATAATGTTGGAATTTCTAGGTACCAGTCCAGATTTTCTCCCTACAATATAACTGTAATTATCTACTGTAGAAAGTATCTGAAGGTTAGTTATTTGTTCGTAATTGGCCCCGTCATCCGAGCTAACCCAAACCTTAACATCCGTGCCTAAAGATACAGTGTCAACGAATTTACACTTAACAATTAATTCAATACTGGTGGGATTTATAGTAAAAGTAACCCACGGTTCTGAGATTAGGGTCATTTCGGAATCAGAGGTCATATAATTGGCTGTAAATCTAGTTACTGATGGAATGTGGTCTACAATTTTAAAACCCACAGCAACATCTATTGATTTAGTGACGGTAGGAATAAATCCACCAGTAGCTTCCCACGCAGAACGACCAAGTAAACTAGGCCTGACTTGGCGTTGGGAAATCTCCAACTGGTCTATATATACGTATGTGGCACTGTACCCGCTATTTATAAACATGCGGTAAACACTATACCCGCTCACCGTAGTTAAAGGGAACCATGGTGTAAAGATACCCGCCGCCATCTGTGGATAATCGGAGCCAGCATAAGTAGAATCCAAATCGTCCCATGTTCCTCCTTGCGACCTATAGCCCTGTAACTTAAATCTCTTCGGTGCATATGTTGTATTACTGGTTCTCCATCTCCAAGCATAGGGTATAAATGGTGATTTAGTATCTATCTGTACCCATTGGTTCGCAGAGCTACCAGAATTATACCAAGGATTAGTCCCCCCAAATGCGTACCAAGCATCATAGGAAGTATTGTAAATAGACGATGCTGAAGCACTAAAAGGTGCCGGATTTGTATTTGAGTACATAGTAGGAACAACACTAAATTCTTGTCGGGATAAGTCGGAGTCAAGCCAGTTCCAAGCGTTGCTAGTTACCACAAAAGCATCTTTCAGTGCTCCCTCTGAGGTATTGTCAGGACTATTTACCCATACCTGATTAGCATCTAGGTATTGCCAATTACCATTGTTATTCTGGGCGATACTACTCCACCCAGAAACGGTCGTATAAATTTTCCATGTGCTCCTTTGGTCAAAGCTAAACGCGTAATCCAGTTTAGTCAGACCTTTACACCCTTGATCTATTCTTATAGAATCTAAATGTGTCCAACTCTTAGTTAAAAAATGTGAAGCATTAGTAGTATGAGTAACCATAATATCCTTATCATAGTTTATCTCTCTAAATGTGTATTTAATAAAAGTACCACGTAAACCAGCCACACTATCTCTACCACCAAACACATACAATTGATTATTAAAAGTGTCCCACGCGGTAGCCGAGTTTAAGAAAAATTGGTAAGGTGTAGTAGTATTGTAAAAACTATTTGTGTCAAAATTGTAAACCAAAATATCTGATGTGAACTCACCAGTAGATGATTGCCCACCAATTATAATAAGACATCGGTCTATAGGGTCATTAGTCAAGGTATGCCCCCACATAGTAACATTACTAGTGTGCCTCTGCACCCAAGTGTTTGACTCGATCGCATAAAGCCAAAAATCACCATATAAAGTCGTTCCAGCAGTACCACCATAAATTAGCATGCTTCTAGTATGAGAATCATAGGCAGCCCAATGGTCGTTTCTTGCAACTGGGTTCCCAGTGTCTGCCAGATTAGCCCAATAGTTATTAACAAAAGAGAGCTGAAACGTCTCCTTATAGTTAGTAGCATTATACAGCCCGCCCCAAACCAACATTTGATTACCCACAGGGTCGTATATGGCTGAGTGTGAATGTCTAACCCCAGGGCCATTTCCACTAGGAGTGAGCAATTGCCACGTTCCACCTACTATGGAATAAGACCAGGTGTCATTTACTAAACCTGACGCAGTTTGCCCGCCAAATAAAACCAAACTTCTACTTTGATTATTATAAATTAAAGTGTGATTATCTCTGCCCACAGGAGAGGCCCCCATAGGGGTAATGTTGGTCCAAACACTGCTCTCAATATCGTATTTCCATAAATCTGATTTCCTAGCCCCGTCATTACCTCCGAACAAGAACAAAGCTCTATCCTCTAAAGAGTAAGCCATCATAGAATTTTCGCGGGCGGATGGGTGTATCGAGGTAGATATTTCTGTAACGGTATTAGATATTTCATTACTATATAAAGGGACAAGGATATTATTAGAGACAGTAACACCAGAAGAAGTGAAGAAGTTATCTAAGGTGGGTTGCAAGCTAGAAGATATACCAGACGCTGTGTATAGTCGTTCACAATACCCAGCAGAGCTATAATGGATGATAGAGCTACTATCAATGCCAGATGCTGTAATATAGTTATCACAGCAAACATCGTCTAAAAGCACCCTACCCTTACCAAGAGACCATGCTTGTAAAGCAACATTAAAAAGAATACCAGAAGCTACAGGGCTGTCATCACCACGGGTTCCCGCCGTCCCAGATCCTAGCTGATTACTATTAATTATTGACATAAATTAATACCTAACGGCTACGCCCAAAGCATGAATTTCTACTCTTTTCGAGTTGTGAGTAGTTATTTTACACTTAATCCGGTTATCACTCCTTACGGTTAACGAGGTATCAATACCTTTTATAAAGGTGTGATCCTCCTCATTACGCAAGAGAGTCAACCCAGTAATTTGCGTGTAATTAGCACCGTTATCAGTACTGATCCAAACCTTTATGTCGCTATCCATCGTTAATGGGGAGTAAGCAACAATGTCCAACAGCACAAGGGCGGAAGTTGGATCATTAGCTGAGGCTTCCCACATCTCAGTAATCAAAATGATGTCACTTGTAGGTGCCGTATAATCTATGGAGTAAGAAATCATTTCTGGAACGTAATTATAAACACAGTCAAATCCGATAGCAAAATCTAGGGTTTTTGTACCTGTAGAAAACCCCCCAGTACCTGTGTATCCAGAAGTAGTAACATCAGACAATACACTACTAGTCATTCTGTTGCCACTGGCTGTCATAGCCCACTGCAACGCTGAAATCTCATTATTGGTAGTTGCACTCTGCCATGTACTATTACTATTGAGAAACTCCCAATTACCTGAATTAGTCCTTACTATTGGTAACCAAGAGGTCCCACTAGCAACAACAAAAGACTGTCTGTTATCAAAACTAAGAGCATGGTATATGTTAGAACTTCCTCTAACATCCACTGAAGGAGTTATATTCAGGATACTATCCCAAGCCTTCGTATTTAACTGGTTTCCGCTGGTAGTAGTAACGACTATTCCAGATGGAGCCATCAGGTCCCATAGATTATACACAGTTATATCCTGGCTATGGTTTGGCAAGGCCACTGTATTACCACCATAAATATATAGATCACCCGTTAAATCATTCCATGCATACATAAGATCGGACTTAGCCTGCGGAGTATACAAATCCGCGGATACCGTGTACATCGTGTTGGCAACTATATCGTAGCGGTAGAAGTCATTATACCGAGTAGCACTATACCCACCAAACAATAACAAAGAATGGGTCTTATAGTCATATCCGAGGGCCACCCCACACCTTACCGCTGGGCTCGCCCCTGTGTATTGCATTTGAATCCAAGTGTTAGACTCAATAACATATTTGTATAGAGTATTATAATAAGTTGCGGAGCCGTCAAAACCACCAAAAAGCCATATACACCTATTTATTGGATCATACGCCATAGATGCAGACCGTCTAGCCGAGGGTAGTGTTCCAATAGCAGCTATCTTTACCCAACTATTAGACTTAACATCATAATACCAAAACTCACTATATGTCGCTGCACCAGTACCGCCAAAAATGTACCACCTGTCATTGTCAGTATCATACGCTGACCCATACTGATACCTATAAACGGGTAATGCCCCAGTAGGATATACAGTATACCAATTATTAGTAGCAAAATCATACTTCATAAGATCATTGGTATTAACACCCTCGCCCGAGAATAAAAAGACAGCATCTACCACAGGAGAATAAACCATAGATAGCCCCCGCCGTCGAGTAACACCTACGGGGGAACTAGATGTGTTAACACGGGATATATTATTAGTAGCACAATCAATCTGCCAAAAATCATTATATGGGTGGTTACTATTATTTTGACCATAGCCGAGGAACACTTTATTTCTAGGTTTAACAAATACCATAGCTCCATCATAGCGCATATCAGGATACCTATCAAGTAGAACATTAGTGGAAGGACTATAGGACCATAGGGAATTTCTATACTGGCTCCCCTGCCCACCAAACACATAAAAAACATTGTTGTCGGTGTCAGTAGTATAGCCAAAAAAGTAGGTGGTATAGCCGGGCGTAGCGTATGCGGTATCGGGGGTAATTGCAGTCCAAGAGGTTTTAAAATTATAATTCCATACTTCAAGGGCCTTAGCGGCGCCCTGCCTGTAACCAGCAATGCAATAGAGATAGTCATTAACACTATCATAAAAACAACTGTGATCTCTCATTGTGTACGAAGATGAAGTAAGTTGTACCCACCTGTTGGGATTACTAGTATAATCCAACTTCCAAGTTTCCGCCACTTCGGACCCAGTATTTCCCCCCTGTATTATCATTGCTCCGCTGGCTGTTTGATAGATCGCCACATGCTCATCTCTTGCTGTAGGGCCGCTAGATAGAGACATCTGTCTCCAAGCATTAGTTCCGATAGTATATTCCCAAAGCTCAGAAACTCTTGAACCAGTGTTACCACCGAATATCAACATGGTACCACTATTGGTCATGTAAGTAGCGGTATGATACCGTCTAGCTGTTGGTCCCCCAGCATAAGTCTGCTGGGTCCACGTCCCAGACACCAGACTATATTTCCACATTTCATTAGTTACAGCGGCGATGTACCCACCCCACACTATTAGGTGCCTATTTACGGGGTCTAAAATCATAGAGTGCCCGTATCTTGCGGTAGGGGAACTACCAACTACATTAGCTCTGGTCCATTGACCGGATACAGTAGAATATTTCCATAATTCGTTAATAGCGTTAACAGACTGTTGTCCGTAACCACCAAACATCCAGACATTTTTCTCTACAGTATCATAGGACATAGCAGTATTATACCGCATATTAGGGCCATCATTCTGTATACGTGACCACCCACTGGTGGTTGAGGTCAGATAAGCTCCAGGAACTACTTTGTTATCAGTAACTATAATGTCATAAATGCCCTTTATTGGGTAGGTCTGTTTATATAAGTCTAGTTTAACCTCGGCAAATCTATAGCCCGAGCCAGTAATAGCCATTATAGTTCTGGTATCGCCATAAAAATCAACAAGTAAACCTAGTTGAATATCTGTATTATCATTGCCCGCGCCCAAAGTTATCCTTTGGTTTACGGTAGTAGAGTTACCAAAAGTTTCCGCACTATAAGCACTAGTAATTACTATTTCATCTACCGAAGAAGTGGCGTCCACTGTGAAAGAATTGTTGTAATTCGTAGACCCCCTAACTTCTATAAAATTTCCTGTAGAGTAGGGTTGGCCTACACAAGGCAATCCCACCTTCCCACCACCCTTATTCACAGCGGCCCCGCCAGAAGTCAACGTGTAGGTCATACCTTCAAAATGTCCGTATTGTTCATTATCTTGTGCCCAACGATAAATACTTCCTTTTTTATCTGTGCGATGGATATCAGTAGGCTCAGTAAAGGTCAATACCGTATTATCGGACGTATTGGCAATAACGGTTTCGTAGTAACCTAAAGTATTATACCTAGCAACAGACTCAGAGTCTATTCCTTTAGAGCTAGAGAAATTATTCGTATATAAGTCGTAACCTTTAACAATAGGCTCCCCGCCCTGCCACGCTAGCATGATCATGGAATTTAGGTCTCTATCGTTAGATATACCTGTTTCCCCTTTATCTCCTGCTTGTGCTGTTACAAATTTAATTATTGCCATATTAACCTCTTACGTAAACTGTAAAACAGTAATTATCCCATGTTCTACTTCAATATATAGGGTCCCGTTAGTTCCTACAACTGTAGCGTTACCTGTGGTCCCTGTAACAGTAGTGTTTAGCCACCCTAGCTCTGGTTGCCACCAAATACCTGATGTTGTTATAGCACGCCCCAGTGGTTTAGTATAAATCCCTGAAGGGGTATTTTGTGAAAAGCTACCATCTACATCATCCAGATAGATAGGTTTTCCTGCTACCCAACTCCACCCATCATAAGTTACTGCACCCCACAGTGTGATTTCACCTACAGCATCAGAATCTATTCCTCCTACTTCAGTGACCAGCCCGCACGCATCTGCTTTTGCTTCGACGTCGGAGTTAGCTAGTTTATATTTTCCTAAGTCTGTGTAGTCTTGATAAACTACTTTGAACCTTGAAAGAGTAGCCCCGCCCGTGCCCTGCGTAGTATAGTTGTCACGCATGGGGCCTGCTACACCTTGTAAACCTATCAGTCCTGATCCTGTCGGGCCTAGTGGACCTGGTACAGGAACATTAACAACTGTAGTAGCTCCCGCTATAGTGCCTACTTGCCAACCCAACTCAGGCTGAAACCAAACGGTAGCTGATTCTAGAGCCTGTCCCAGCGGTTTAACATAATACCCTGAAGTTGTTGGGGCTGTTTGCGTTATGGCACCTTTAGTAGTATCAACATAAATAGTTAATCCCTCGGACCAATTCCAGCCCACATTAGTTACCTGCCCCTCAAGTGTAATCTCACCTAGGGCATCCATCGTAATACTTGTGGCAGTAACTATACCAATTGCATCTGCTTCATAGGGTGTACCGCTTTGGGTTGTTTTATAGTATTTTCCATCCGTTGGGTTTTCATATACAATATCATATTTAACAAGTAGTTCCCCTGCTGTTCCACTAATAGTTGCAGAAGTGGCTGCAGAGGATGGGCCACTTGGTATTGAAGAAATTTGTTCATCTACATAATCAATAATATCTCCGCTTGTAGTAGTCAGCATCGCCAAGGTAACCTCTCCGCCCGGCCCCCCGCTAATCTGTGCTACTATATCTCCGCTAACTGTCGTCATCTCACTATTACTAATAAAATTATCATTAACCCACGACTCGGATGCTCCAGTAACCTCTCCAAACTGTGCAACTATGTCACCAGAAGTTGTTGTCAATTGCTCTAGAGTAACCCCGCCCGCATCCATTTGAGATACCAAATCACCACTAATCGTTGTCATTTCATTAGTATCAATGAAAGTGGTATTGGCCCAAGACTGGGTTGCGTAACCTACCAAAGAAGGAATCTGTGAAACTATATCTCCGCTGGTCGTAGTCAGTTGTTCTAGAGAAATACCCGCCTCGGCAATCTGAGAAACAATGTCCCCGCTTACCGTAGTAAGAAATGGTAATGTAATGTAGCTCTGATTATTAACCCAAACCTGCGTCGCGTAACCAGATAGGGACGGAATCTGTGAAACTATATCCCCCGATGTTGTTGTTAATAGAAGTAAAGATACCCCACCACCTATTTGTGAAACAATATCTCCACTGGTAGTTGTTAACTCCGAATTATCTATAAAATTTGTATTGGTCCAAATCTGTGTAGCATACCCAGAAAGAGAAGGAATCTGATCCACTATATCACCACTTGTGGTTGTCAAAACCGCCAGAGTAATTCCACCAACACCGATCTGAGAAACAATATCACCACTAACAGTTGTCAATACCGAATCAGATATTAAACCCAATCCACTAATATACCAAGTATTACCATCTAGGGTGGTGATTACTCCGTTGGTACCAGAAAGATTCTGGGGAACATGTGGATAGGTAATTATCTGCATATGCTATCTGCCCTGCCCCAACTCCATGGTGATATCATAATCCGAGCTCACCCACCCGATAAGAGTTCCCGAGACAGATACAAATCTTGACTGTAGGGCTGCACCATTTCTTAAAGTCAAGTAAGCATTCGTTCCAGACTCAGTAGCAAAGAACCAAGTCTGAACTTCACGTGATTGTAATATGATATTCTTTGTATCACAATTAGTCGATATCTCCGTCCAGCCCCCACTCACTACAGTAAAAATCTGTATGTAGGGAATGGAAGATATACCATCTACTATTGGTGTGTTTTCTATGTCTTTTGGTAATACATTTATTATGCTCATTCATCAAATTCCTGTTCTTCAAAAATTGGAGAGGGCATTAACAACATAGGACTTATCCTAGCGGGGTGCCACTCTGACAGGGGAAATAGGTTAGAATATTCGGGGATTTTGTTGAGGGAGGAGGCTGAGACTTCGCTACACATAAAAGCATTAGGATTATCTAGGAGGGGAGGATTCTTCTTGTCTATCTCTCTACGCAAAATTTTGATAACAAACCATTGGTATAAGAAATTAATAAATAAGCCCCAATCATAAGGCCTGCCCACCAGACTAAAAGCATGGTCCGTCATAGTTTTGGTATAATCTGGATTAAGGTGAATAGGTTTTCTAAAAAAGACGTGAATATGGGGATTGTTAAAATACTTCTCAGGATCGGACATTATCACGCCTTCAGCTTCTGCTTCTATTATAGTGTGCCCGTCTACGGTGTAGAATGAGTGGGAAACGTTTATAGTAGAAAGTTCTTCTCTAGTAAAGATACAAATTCCCTGTGAAATCAGGTTGTTATCACGAAAACTGAAACCCACCATTCCAGCACCATAATTTCCTACTCCGTCTCTGCCTATAAACTTTGGCTTTTCTACTCTCATGGTTAAACCTTGTGGGCATCTATAGTTTTGTTTGCTATATAATCATATAGGTAAAACCCGTCTTTTTTAGCAATCAACAGTGTGCTATGTTGCATCGAATCCCCAATATTAAAATAAATCAGGTTATTAAGTTTTTTGATATAGGGAAAAAGGTGGGTATGCCCTGTAATTACATAGTCGAATTTTCCGTCAAATACATCTGCTATCTTTTGCTCATAATCCGCTATCACTTTATCGTATGGGTCATCCTTAATTCTTTCAGACAGACTCACTAGAGATTTTCTAGTATCTATTTTGGCCCACGCGTCAAATTTATTTATAAACCAAGCCATATAGTGAGAGAATCTTGTTTTTAGATAAGGATTATCATCCAAAACATTACCATGTAGACAAACCGCTATTTTATCACCAACTGGGAACCTAAGGGACTTATGAATAAATGGAAGTGTGTCTCTCAAAAAAAATAAAGAAGCATCATGATTACCAACCAAAATATGTAAATTGTCATGACCAAACCTAGAGACGACATAATCAATTAGAGGTTTTCCTAATTCGAGACAGTTGTCTAGACCTGACACCCAGAAATCAAATGTATCACCAACAAGAACAAGTTTATCTATGTTCTCAGTTTTCTCTAAATAGGCTAAGAAATCAAGGTATTTACTTTTCCCATCTCCGATGTGCAAATCTGATACGAGTAACGTGGCCATTTTAGGATAACCTCTCAAAAACTTTATTCCATTTTCTCATCAAAAATGGAACCTTACATTGTGACAAATCCTTAAGTGCTAGATCAGCCCTTGCCCCACCAAACTGGTAAGTATACGCGTCGTACCCATTACAGTGTCTCCTAAAATAAGGAGATGCTGGTTTATAATTAGTTGGTGGTGGATACCACAAATCAAATTTTCTTTTTATTGGAGATAAAATCTCTTGATTTCCGAGTAATATCAAATCCAAGGATTTAGTTGTCTTGCCATTTTTATTTAACTTGGACCTATGGATAATAGAACCATCCCCGTCAATGAATCCGACGATAAAACATTTGAGTAAATAATCACTGGGAATATTTGGTAAAGGCATAAACAAGCTCTTACCTCGTGTAACATTAAAATTCTTATCTAGGTCAGATATCCACTGAGATACTCCCATTATTTCAAGACAGCAGTACCTCTTTCCTTTAGCTTCCCCACCGTTATCTCCACACCTAATATTTCCTGTATAATCCACATCAGACTTGAACGCCTCTAGATGAACTAAGTCCTGCTCCTGCAGATTTATCTTAACTCTATTCCTAGCAGCCCAAATAAAACCATCGGCGGCAAGAAATCCAGCCCAATAACAAGAATTAGGTGTATATGTAGAAAAGTAATTTTGGTTAACAGAATATATCCTCCTGTGTGTTACACCTAGTTTCCCCGCAACAGTACGTAACGAATTGCAAGTATGATTAGGAAATAATTTCTGTAACTCTTCCTTGCTAGTCCTATCATATACCTCTACCAGTAATTGTTTCTCCGATTCAGTATAAATGTTTCTATCATGGGTATTAAAACTTAGTTTATTGTGGTGTGCCATATCCTTAATAGAATTCCACGGTCTATATGACAACAATTCCTTTAGCTCAGAAAAACGTCCTTGAGGATATAACTCCCCAATCAATTTCTTCTCTTCTTCCGTAAACCTATTATTAACTCTTTTTTTCTCCACGCTGATGCCTCCCATTAAGTCATCTGAGTCTGTCGATCCCAAAACTCTATTTTGTCTCCTTATCTAACACTTCTATAATCGTGAGGATAATCCTCCCAATCGCTAGCCCCAGCTCTATTCCAAATAATAGTTGTTGCATATTAACCTCCTACAATCAACTGGTAACCATTTCCTAACAATTACCTGTTTTTTTATATGAGGTTACGGCCCACTCCTTAAAATGTGTAAGTATAAACATCAACGCTGTTTCCGTCACTTAATTCTGATACTAAGGGAAATATTTTCCAAGCACCAGTGCTCATAACTTCCCAACTTAAACAGATTGATAAGTATTTTCCACTCTTTTGCACTGGAACCTTAACATTGGATATCTTGGGTGGTAAATACCCAATAACCACACCATCATTATCACAAAGAAGAGGTGTAACTAAACAAGCACCATTATTCTGCGTATGAGTCACATAACAAACCAAATGAGAGTTGTCCCCCACTACCACAGAGCCAGATACCGAAGTAACGTCCATAGAGTCGTTGGTAGAAACAGATAAACGAGAGAGACCACCTGCAATTTTTCCTGTGGTAATGCCTACGACCTGTATCTGTCTAGTGTGGCCCCCAACAATTTCAGATCCCTCGAAAGTAGCCACCCATGTATCTGGATTCCTTGTGCTAATGCCAGTTGCTTGTTCAGCCATTTCTAAATTTTCGCTCCAAAATCGGAAAGATTTTTTCGGGATTCCATTTTCTGTCAAGTTTAGGAATATGAGGAATATTATATAGTATTTGTATAATCTTCTGTGCCTTCCGTCCAGTTAAAGTATAAATACTTGCTTTACTTTTTCCTGCTTGACCAACTTTGTTATCAATCCCCACATTGCCGATTTGGTTAAAGATGTCTCTGATCCAGATCAGCATATTATAGGTTCCTACTATAGAAAGAAAAGGACTCTGTGTTTTTCCATAAAGCCCTAGAGATCCGTCCCCGTCTATATACCCAATGATAAAGGGAAGAGAGTTTGATAAACTCAATTCAGGAGGCTCCAAGATGTTTGTCTTTCGAGGAATAACATTAAAACTATTTTTAAGATCACCTAACAACCTAGGCACGCCTGAAATACAGAGAGTAGCAGATTCATCTGTCTTACAATAACGAATAACACCAGAATAACTTAATTTCTCCTTTATCATTAGTAAATGGCCCTCGTCACGACGATTAAGGTGGATGGACACTGCTTTTTTCTTTTCATAGATATACCCATCGGCAGCAATAAAGCCAGCTATGTAAGAATTTAAAGTGTTAGGTTTACTAAAAAATTCTGAGTTTACCTTGTACTTAGGATGACTCTTACTGCTCCTATTTAGATTAACGTTGTTTTTTTTACTTAATCCTAAAAATAAGGCACGATCTCTAATTGACCAAGCTGATCTTCTAGGAAGAAAGTAAATCATATCCTTGTACATAAGTCCATTTTCAAACTCTCGAATAATAGTTTGGTCCTCCTCGTCTGTCCAATAATTCGGCAATTTCTTCGTGGGCACTCCTAGATGTTTTTCTGACATATCTTATCTCTATGGTTACCTCCAACCTAGAGCGAACACCCCAAAAGTTGCAGAACCAGACGCAGTTACGTAAATATCTGTAACAGCAAAGCTCTCCACAATACGCCCGGTATTAGCGGCTATATTAATCAAGTCATTTGTGTTGCTATTAAGTTTTATACCTATAGCAGTACCCCCGTTTGTTATGGTCAACTTTACTGGAGCTGTCACTGTGTCGAAGAATGTGGTATAGGTCTTCAGGCTATAGTCTGTCCCCCCAGAAACGGTAATATCTTGGTAAGCGTAACCAGTATAAGGTTTTGGATCACTTGACTTTCTTCCGCTGTAATTGAAATCATCAGACATAGTTTAGTCCTCCTTATTTTTCGCTCTTAGAAGAAGGTTTTTTCCGAGCCAGATCACGCTCTAAATGGAAGGCTTCTAGGGCATATTCCAAAGATTCGATCTTTCTAGTTAACCACTCCAAATGTTTTCTTTTAGCAGTTTCGTCATCCAGTTCACCGGGGTCTTCCATACTCTCATTCACAACAATTTCTTCTTCATCGGTTATGCTGTTACGAGAATCAAATTTCCAAACACCGTGGTCATCTTGGAACCAACGCCTACAACTTTTATCCTTTCTATCGCCCGCCGCCTCACAGGTAGCGTTCGCAAATAGACAAGAAATTTCTTCTTGGTAACGGTACTGCAAGCACTGGGCCGAATGAGAAGTGATATCGTTTGGTGTCTTCGGAGGACTACTTGGGGCAGGAACCATAGTAGGAGGGGCGTCACGTATAGTGTCGATCTGCTCGGCAACTTCCACATTTGTATTCTCCACTACTGGGGTTATCGCTGCCTCTTCTACTTGAGGTTCTGTAATTGTAACTTCGGGTTGAGCTGTTTCCTCCGGTTTAATTTCTTCTGTTACTTGATGGACCATAACTGTCCCTCCATGTTCACGAATTGATTTAATATATGAGTCTACTTTACGTAAATCAAGAGTTGGTATTAAAGTTTGGGAAGATGCCGCCATTTTTAGATCCTCACAATCGCAGCTTGTACTTTGAATTGTACAGCTAGGACAAGCAGGCTGAATCACAAGACCTACACCTCCCCAAGTAATATTATGTAAATACTTATAAATCTTCATTTGTTTTTGAGTTGCATCAGCAAAGATCACATTAAGTGTGTGGGCTCGATTAAACTCTTCTTCGGACTTAAATTCACCCATCAATTGCTCTATAAACTCCCCCAACCCAAAAGCCTCGGCCTCGTCTAAACTTAGCATTGTGCCATTTTCTAGCAAAATTGAAAAACTTTCTAGATAACACTCCATACTTAGAGCGTAGGCTTTTCTTTCAATAGGGCTC